CTACAGGCTTTGACGAGATAACGGCTCTAGCGGCTCACAATGGCTTTCTAATCATCTTTGGTAAGAAGTCTATACTTGTGTACTCAGGTGCATCCTCTCCTGCTACTATGACGCTTACAGACACCATAGAAGGCGTTGGTTGCATAGCTCGTGACTCAGTACAGCACACAGGCACTGATATACTGTTCTTGTCTGAAACAGGTGTACGTAGCTTTGGTAGGACTGTACAAGAAAAGTCTATGCCTATGCGTGACATCAGCAAGAATGTACGCACTGACTTGTTAAACTTAGTACCACTACAGACTAACCCTATTAAGTCTTTGTATAGTTCTGAAAACGCTTTCTACTTATTGACGCTGCCAGACAGCAACACTGTGTATTGCTTTGATATGCGAACTGCTTTGCCTGATGGCTCACAACGAGTTACTACGTGGTCAAGCATAAAGCCTTTGTCTTTTGTTGTGTTAGATAGTGGCGCTATATACATTGGTATTTCTTCAGGCATTGTTGAGTACTCAGGCTACATGGACGGTGCTGACAAGTACGAGATGCGCTACTTCAGTAACCCTATGGACTTTGGTAACACATCTAACCTGAAGTTCCTAAAGAAGTTTAACTTAACTATTATTGGTGGTCAGAATACACCTACTACATTGAACTGGGGATATGACTACACAGCAAGTTACACTAAACAAGCGTTTACATTTGGCTCTAGTAACCTTGGCGAGTATGGTGTTTCTGAGTATAACACTACAGCAGAGTACACCTCCTCTATTTTAATCAACACACCAAAGGTTAATACCAGTGGTAGTGGTGAAGTAGTAACTATTGGTATCGAAGCAGAAGTAAACGGTGCTTCTTTTTCTATTCAACGAATCGACATACACGCTCTACTAGGGAGACTTATCTAAATGTCTAATTACACTAAGACAACTAACTTTGCTACAAAGGATTCTCTCCCTTCAGGCAATGCTGCGAAGATTGTGAGAGGTACAGAGATCGACACTGAATTTAACAACATAGCTACTGCAAGTGCTACTAAAGCAGACACAGCTAGTCCTACATTTACTGGTACTGTTACAGCCGCTACCGTAAACGTAACAGGTACACTGACGGCTGACACAATTACTGGAGGTTCGTACTAATGGCTATTGACATGGATGGGAACTACATACCCGATGCTAATCCTTTTATATCTCAGCCTTCTAATGCTTTAACAGGTTTTGTACCGCCTTTAGACACAGCGTCTATGGATGCTCAGATAGCTTCAGCAGGTGTTATACCTCAAGAAGTAGGTGGTTTTTTTGGCAACATAGCTAACTTTTTAGGAAGCTCTGGTGTTAACCAAGCACTACGCACAGGTGGTGAATACTTCTTAGGCAGAGAAGCCATAGGAGATGTACAAGCACTAGGCCGTGAAGCTCAAGAAAGAGCAACAGCTTTAGCAGAGCAGGGCCGTGCAGGTGCGGAGTTTAAGCCTTACACTGTTACAAGCGGTTTAGCTAACATAGCTACTACTCCTGAAGGCGGGTTTGATATAAACCTATCTCCAGAGCAACAGGCTCTACAGGCGCAGCTACAGGGCCAAGCAGCGGGTTTATTTGGACAGGTAGGTCAAGACCCAACAGCGCAGCAAGCGGCTATATTCGAGCAAATAAGAGCTACACAGCGTCCTGAAGAGGAACGTCAGCGTCTAGCACTAGAAGAGCGTATGCTGTCACAGGGTCGTCTAGGCTTAGGCTCTGCTGCTTACGGTGGTTCTTCTCCTGAGCTACTGGCACAAGAGACTGCGCGTCAGGAAGCTATGGGACGAGCTAGCTTAGGTGCTAGGACTCAAGCACTAGCAGAGCAGCAACAAGCTCTAGCAGGCGCTACAGGATTGCTAAGAGCTGGTTATACTCCTCAGAGAGAAGCTCTTAGTCTTCTACAAACTAGTGCAGTACCTGCTGGCTTTGCTGACATTGGTCGTAGGACTGGTACTGAGCTACAGTCACAAGTAGGAAGAGTTGGTTTAGAGACTGGTTTGAACTACGAGAACCTAGCTAACCAACTACGTCTTGCTCAACAGCAGCAACTACTGGGTGGCCTACTGGGTCAGCAGCCTACGTATGCACAGCAACTACAGGCGCAAGAGCTAGGTATTAAACTAGGACAAGAAAGCGGGCTGTTTGGCAACTTAGGTAACTTGGTTGGTGATGTAGGTGGCTTTTTTGGATCAATATTCGGTGGAGGTAAAGGATAATGGCTAGGGATATTGCAGGATTTTTAACAGGTATTAGCAGCACACAGCAGCCTGTACAACAAGCTGTGCCTGGCTCTCCTAACTTCTATGGCGAGTTCATGGCAGCTAGAGGCAGAGGTCTACAGCAGGGTCTAGGTGGGCTGTTACGTGGTGGTGAGCCTTCTACGCAGGAGAGGATACAGGGTGCTATGTTTGAACTAAGCAGCCCTACAGCAGGCGGTGCTGCTAAAGACATAGCTACTCGTATAGCAGACCTAACTAAGCTGGCTAGAGTACAACAGGCACAAGGTAACCCAGCAGCGGCTGCACAGACTGCTGCTCAAATTCAGCAGTTGAAAGAAGAAGATAAATTACAAAAAACAGCAGAGTCATTAAAAGCTGAAAGAGGTTCTTTAGCAGATTTTTTAGAGCTAGAGTATGGTAATAAAGGAGGCAACCTACGTGCAGCAGTAATGTCTGGCGCTATAAACGCAGGAAACATAGATAAGTTTATAAAGAAAGAAGAAAAAGACAAGATAACCTTTAAAAATATAACCTACACAGATGCCGAAGGTAAGACACAAACTCAAATGGTTGGGTTTAACGAACAAGGCAAATCTTTTAGTGAAACAGGACAGCCTCTTATACTTCCTGATGACGCTCAACTTACAATCACAGGACGCACAAAAGAAGACGTAGACGCCAGTGTTTCTGGATTTACTCCTAAAGAATTTAAAGCGGTTCGTGATGATATTATAAGCTCTAGGAGTAAGCTAAAAGTTTTAGAAGGAATCACTGATGAAAGCATAGACACCTATCTTAGTTTCTTGGGTAAAGGGCTTGCTGGAACAGGGAGAACATTAAGTAGTTTTTCAGGGCTAGGAGGAGACTTTTTAAACGATTTTATTAAAGAAAGGACTGGTTTAAATTTACAAGAATTTGCTGGAGAACAAGGTCTTTTGTTTGGTGATTTAGAAAACTACTTCAATCAAAAACGTCACGATATTACAGGCGCTGCTGCTGCTATTTCAGAACTTAAAGAACTCCGTAAAGGAATACTTAGTGGAGAAACGTCACCTGCTGTTGCTAAAGCAAAAATCGCACAGATTATTCAAAGAGAGAAAGATAGCCAAGAAATGAATTTTACGCTATTAAAGCAAAACGGTTTAGATATTAAATCTTATTTTGATGAAAACGCTACCGCAAACCCTGCACCTAAAGAAGACGTTTCAAATTTAACTGTATCACAGCAAGAAAACAAAGCAGTAGTTGACCGTATACTTGAAGCAATAAAGTCAGAAAGGAGAGACTAAATGTCACAAGAACTAAAAAATGCGTTAGCTGACTTTGATGCAGAAACTTTACAGTCTATATACAGTCAAGAAGATTTGGCTTTAATAGAGGGCTTACTAGCACAGCCAGATGCTCTAGCTCAGTCAGAGGCTGTAGATAAGGCGTTAGGAAGAACGTCTCCTAAAGCACTCCCAGTATCTGAAGAAATGTCAAAGATAGGTCAAGGAGTAGCAGGAGCTATTGCTCCTCTCATAGGAGGAACTCAGACAGGCGTTAAAATAGGACAGACAGGCGGTGCTATAGCAGGAGGTCTTCTTACTAGAACCCCGCAAGGAATAGAGGCAGGCAGAAAGGCGGGAGGTGTTGTTGGAGGTCTTACTCAGTCTGCTTTAAAAGCCGCGACAGGTGGTGTTCTTGGCTATGAGGGAGAGAGGCTAGTAAGAAATGCAGCCAATGACGCAGAGCTTAACGCTTCTTTAACAGATGCTCTACGGGCAGGTGGTGAAGAGGCTATGTGGGACGTAGCAGGTAACAGCTTAGTAAAAGGAGGCTCTAAACTTTTCAGTCTTATAAAGTTCAAACCAAAAGAAGGTTCTGAAGAACTACAGAAAATACTAGAGAAAGAAGGCTCTACTCTTGCTTTAGACCAGATGGTAGACAATGGAATAGTTTCTTTTCTAGGCGAGCTTCTACGAGGATCAAGATTATCTGCTGGGCCGTTTGATAGGCTTGCATCAGATCAAGCAGACATCGTTGTTAAATACTATGACGATATTATTGCTGATATGGCAGGAGCGTCTAGGGCATCTTTAGAAAACGCTGGTATGGCTAGGTTAGTTAGACACGCTCTTAAAGATGGGAAAAAACTGCATGGAGAAGCAGCAGGAGTTATGTTTGACGAGCTTGATAAAGCAGTTCAGTTTGTCGCTAAAGAGAGATCAGCTAAAGCAGTCCCAACAGACAAGATTCCTGAAGGTTTTGAGGATGTTTTAACTGGTGCAGATTTGATTGCAATAAGGGCTGGACAACCAGCAGGGAAAGTGGCTAAGTTTAAGCGTCCTGTTTCTTTAGGTGATGTAAGAAAAGACATGCAGACTATCGTCAAGGAAATGAAAACTAGAGGTACTGTAGACCCCACAGGACAGGGAGTTAAGCTACTCAGTGATGTGGGAGCAGGAGCAAAAGAACTGTCTTTTAGGGACACTCACGAGCTGTTATCAGAACTTAAAAGACTACAGAGAGATAAGACATTCTCTGGCCCTATTAAAGTAAGACTGCCTGAGATAATAGGACAAGTTCAGAAATCTTTTGATGACGCTGCTGCTAAGTATCCTGGAAATATAGAGAAAGCCTATAAGAGAGCCAGAACGTTTAGTAAGATGGGAGCAAACAGGTTTAATAACAAGTTTGTACAGTCTGTTGTAGAAGCGGAGAATCCTTCTGAAGTTGGTAGAATGGTTGCTCAAGCAGCTCCAGAAGAAATAATACGGATGAAAAAAGCACTAAGTCTGTCTAAAACAAGACAAGGAGAAGGGGCGGTAGAGTTGTGGCCTAAAGTTCAAGGCGGTGTTTTAGAGGTATTGCTTCCTCAGAACATACAGCAATTAAATAAATCCGCTATAAGCCGAAGAAATGTAGATAGAGAGCTTAAATCAAGACTTGTAGCTACTCTTGGAACTGAAGGATATAAAAGGCTAGATAAAGGTCTTAACCTAGTTGAAGAGATTTTAGAGAAGCAAGCTACGAGAGGAAACTTTAATAACAGACTAGCTGGGGTCTTGTTAGCAGGCGGTGCAGGAAGCGCGGCTTATTCTACTACAGATTCTCTGCCAGGAGCTGTTACGTCTTTTATCTTAGCTCCTAAATTATTAGCAAGAGCCATGACCCACCCTAAATATATAACAGCTTTGACAAACGTGAATAAAACTTCGCAATCAAAGAAAGGAGCTTACGGTGTTGCTTTAGCTAAGTTAATAGCTATCCAAGACGATATATCAAGAGAATTAGAAAGACAAGAAGAAGAGTAAACAAAAAAGCCCTATGTAGTTTATTACATAGGGCTTTTTAGTACTGATACACCGTACATCTACAACTTTCTAAACTATCTCACACGCACCACCTACACAGGCTAATTCCTGGCTACCTGTGGTGTTATCTTCCTGCTCAAAGTTACCTAAGTCTTCCCAATTAACCCCAACAGGCATAGACGCTACTAGCTCATCATACTTCTCAGCGTCTATCTCTTCATACGGAGCTTGCTGATATACATGGTCACTATAAGGCAACAGACTAATCCCACTACACAGATCGAAGTTCTCCCATATCCACTGTGCTACTTGCAAGAACTCGTCATCCGTGTAGTACACAGTGATGCTTGGCTTATGTTCGCACCAATGGTTCTGGTAAGCCTTCCAAAGCTCTAGCTGCTGCATAGCTCCTACCTGCTTAACAGTGGTGCACTTCTCTGGTGACTTAACAGGGAAGCTAAACACTGATGACGAGGGTGACATTACATCCTGCTCTACTGGGAATCCTGCTGCTTCCATAAAGATTGCAAGAGGGTCTTTTTTGTCGCTACGAACTCTGCGAATGTAATGCTTAGAGAAGCGAGGATGGATACCACTAGCAGAGTCAACAAGCTGAGATACAGTGCCACTAGGCTTAACGCATGTAATAGCCGCAGACTGATTAATGCCAAGCTTTTCAGCCCATTTCTCATTAGTTTTAACAGCAACGTCACGTATTTGTTCAAGCCACTTCTCCAGGTCTGTGGAGTCACCTTTACTTAGCAGGTAGTGATCCATTATACCTGTCATGCTTACTCCCAATAGAGCCTCTTCTTCCGTGTTCTTCTTCCAGCAGTTACGCAGGTAACGGAAGTCTGTCAGTGTAGCCTGTAACGTGCCAATGATGGCTGCTACTTCTGCCTTTTTCTTCAGCGTTGATAGGTCATCTTCAGGACGCACTACAATCTCTGACAGGTTGCAGAACTGGTTGCTACGTAGAATGATCTCAGAGCAAGGGTTAGTCCCAAAGTCATGCTCAGGATCGCGTCTACCGTTACGCGCTGCAATCTTCTTAGCTGCTATGCGACTGAAGATACCACGCTCACCAGCCTTGCTCTCGTACATGCACTGCATCTCTGATAGGAATGACTCAAAGTCTGGCTTCTCAGTGTACGCTACGCTGTTGTTAGCAAGCCTACGATGCCCTTCGTGTCGCCACCAGTCTCCTGACTTAGCCTTAGCCATACGTGGATCAGAGAGGTTAGAGAGACTAATCAGTGCAGACCTACGCACACCACCTACAACTACAATGTCAGCAATCTTACAACAGATATCGTGGCACTCAATGCTGGTTAGCTTACGTCCAGCGGCCTTCTGGAAAATACCCACACAGAAGTTGAACAGATCCTCTAAAGGTTCTGGCCCTGAAGCACGACCGCCAAAGGTTTTAAGTCTAGCGCCTGCTTCTCTGATCTTGTGCATGTCCCACTTAGGTATCTTACCAGCATATAGAAGACTAATAAGTTCTCTAAAAGCAGATGCCCAACCTATCTTACTATCCGCCACAACAACAACAGTGTCTGTAGGGTGGAAGGTCTCAGCAATCTCTGGGAGCTTGTTAATGAAAGCTCTCTCTACACTGAAGCCCACACCTGTGCCGCACATAAGGACATACATCAGTTCGTCAAAGCTTCGTGGTGAGTCAATATGTAGATAACTACAGTTGAAACCTGCTACGTTGTCCTTAGCCAATGCAGGCCCTGCTGTCATCATGCAACGCATTGAGGGCATCACGTCCATCTCTAAGATAGCCTCTTTAAGCATGGTGTAGTCTTTTCCAGTTAGTTGACCACGGTCTTTAAAGAAGTCTACATAACGTGTTACTGTCTCGTGCCATGTTTCTCGTCTACTTTCTTCAGGCAACCAACGTGCATATCTACTTTTATGTATAAATTGTTGATACTGATCCATTAGCTGTTCTCCTCTGCCACCATTGCTGTTAGCTTCTGTAAGTACCAACCAGCTTTCTGTAGGTCTTCTACCTGCTTACCTTTGTAGTCATAGCGCCACAAATACTTCATGCAGTTGCCTTTGAGGTAGCCTTTGAATGCATGACTGGACATGGACTCCTCTATTGCATCAATACACTCTATATTCCCTGAGTTGTAGTGTTTAGGAGCACCTACCATGTCTTCCTGCTCGTGTGCTTCTTTCATAGCCATGTCAACGTATGGTTCTATTGCTGGGTGTTTCTTACGTAGTGCATCCCACTGTGCTGGTGTTGCGTCATTGAGTCTCATGTTTAAAATCCTCTGATAGTTCTTCTAGTCTGTCGTTGATGCGGTCACTAAACTTGTTGACTAACTCTTCTGAGCTTATATCTAATATCTCTATTAGTGTTAGTTCGTCTAGCTGCGACATCTTCTCCAATAGTTCATAGTATGTTAGAGGCATCCTAGTCTCCGTATTTCTCTCGCAAGTAGTTTATACTGACTGGCATCTCATCACAACCACCGTTTTTAACTTCGTTGAGCATCCATATACCTGACCAGCTTCCATTGGTCTGTGGTGTTAGATAGTCTTCGTCGTGTTGGTAGAAGATACCAGCGAATAAACCTAGCATGTTAGTGCCATCTGCCTTACGCGCAAAAGCAACATCCCTGTCTTGAACATGCCCCATCACACACGACATATACTTCTTCTGTAGCATCAGCTTTGCACTACTGACTGGTCTGCCAAGAACACCACTGGTGAAGTAGTGAGAGTAAGCAATGTCGTCAATGATGACAGGCTCTAAGAAGTCATACACTTCCCAGCCCATCTCTTCAAGCTTCAGGTCTTTAAAGCCAATTAGACCGTCTAGCTTAGGGTCTGCATTGACTGCTCTTTCGATGCGGTATTCGTGATTACCTAGAGTGAACACCATGCGAGGATTCCAGCGTTTGTCTTTGTTGCGTATAAGACGCTGCTGCTCTGCTCTGATAGGCTCTAGGAAGGCTTCCATGCCCTGTATACCTGCTTCGATGTCGTTGCTGTAGCGTCTGCCCTCAAAGTTGCGAGTGCCGCTATCGTAGCTGCTTAGGGCTGGCATGTCCCAGTGGTCTCCGATATGTACTATAACGTCAGGCTTCTTATCTACAGCATACTGTCCAGCCCATCGTAGATGATCGATAGGATTTCCAGGTTTTACTTGTGTGTCTGGTATTACTAGATGTTTAGTCATTAGTTGTCTCCAGCTTCTTGCCACTGTATGCAAGATTTGTCGAACTTTATTAAAGGCTCTATGTCATCTGGGTTTGGAGTTCTTCCTTTTGGTGTGCCTCCTGTTTGGATAACAGAGAATGTCGCTGCTTTGTTAGAGCCAGTATGTAGAACAATGTATCCCCATTTTCCTTGCTCTCTAAAAACAAAATAGCTGGGAAGTCCTGTCATCTCGCTCAGGTTTATAAGCTCCGCATACTTAGGAACATTTAAGGCACAAAAAGCAGTCTTACCGTCCCCATACCATTTACATTCTGCCCAGCCTACCATAGACCCTTTGTTGTCACCTTCAAACTTAGGCTTATAAAACCAACCATCTAGTCTATACTTTATAAGGTTAGGGTTTTGCCAGTAATGACAACCTAGATGCTCAGACATTATACGCAAAAGTTTTTCTTCGCGTACTTTGTCCTGTGCTGTTTCTCTCATCTGAGTCATTTCTTTCGCCTCTTACGCTCTGCGTTAGTCTTTGCAGTGTGGCACTTGTGACACAGTACTTGATACCCTTCAGCTTCGATGAACATC